GCGTTGAACCTTCACGAAAGGCGCGCAGCTCCTGCAGCTTGGTCGACATATTCCCGATATAGGTGTCGGCAGTTTTCGCCTCGATACCCATGCGAGCCATGGCACCACGCATTTCAGCAATGTCACGCGTCGCGAATTTGGTATCTTGCGAGAACATCGAAAGCTGAACGCGGTTTGTGGCGAACACACTCAAACCATCCGAAAGCTGCTTGATGCTCTCGACCGCGCCGCCAATCCCCAACACCGCCTTGCCAAAACCGACGACGTAACTTCCCATTGCCGTCATGCTACGCAGTGCGGTTGACGACGAATCAGCCAGACCGCCAAATGATCTGGCTGTTTTGTCGATATGACCGGCGCTTTCATCGCCGCTGTCCTTGGCGACCTGATTGAGCGCGCGCAATTCACGCGCTATCGAGCGCAACCCCGGCGTGATCGAATCACGCAGCATGATCTCAAGTTCTTCACGGGACGGCATCTATTGCCCTGTAAATCGTTCGTTGAACGACGCACCCTCATGCGATGGAGATGCGTTGCTGCGCTCGACCTTTACGCTGTCAAATCCATCCGCATCGGCATTCGTCTTCACACCGCGCGGGACATTGTTGAAATTGAATGTAATCGCCCCGCCGTTTTTCTTTTCAGCCTCATCGAGTTTGCCGCCTCGCTGCGCACGAATAGCGGAAACGATGCTCATACCTTCGTCGGCTTCCTTGTGACCCGGATTGACTTCACCGTGACCAAACACTGGCGTGTTAGGATAATTCTTCGCAATGAATGCCCGCGCCGCAGCAACTTGAGCTGGCGTCACGTCCTTGTCGTTGCGCGCAATCACTTCCATGCCCGCAATATTCTGGTTGTTCAGAAACGGTTGGCCCGGTCCCAAAATCGGCGAACGTCGATATCGATCTTCCGGCATGATATTGGCCGAGCCGGGACCACCGGTCTTGGTAATATTGCCCTTGCGGTCCATCACGTATTCGACGCCGAGATGCCGTTCGCGAAGCGTTTGCTGCACGCCAGCAACATCACCACCGCCGCCAGTGTGATGCATGATAAATGCTTTCACACCGCCTGCGTCACCGACCTCTGGCGATGTTGTCGGCTCGGCTTTCGGATCGCCACCTTGAATGCGATCCTTCCAGCGCTCATCAAAACTCTTTTGACTATCTGGCTTGGGGACAACTGAGTCATCGTCGCGCTGCATCGCCTTCGGCACCTGACCACCCTTGACGGGTGACGCAGGATTGTCCTCGGTGCCACTCGCGCGGCTTCCACCGCGACTTCCACTGCTAGCACTACCGCTATCACCACCGCCGTCAGCGCCGCTGCCGCCAACGTTGGCTTGCGCGCCTTGCGCGAAACGCTTCAGAACTTCGCTGATATCACCGAGCAGCTTATTGTTGCTCTCGGTGGTTTGCTTCTTTTGTTCGTCGAGCGCTTTGAAATCCTGTTCGAAGAACGGTCGACCACCAAGCTTCTTGCGCTTGAGATCGTCCAGCATCTTCATGGTCTCGTCATCAGGCTTGTTGCCCCAAAAGTTCGTGATAGTTTCGAACCCAGTCTTCAGAGCCGCGAAATCCTTCTTGTCCTGCTCCAGCCCTTTTTTGATGGCGTCGAACTCGCCGATCATCCAGTCACTCAGCGCGTGACCGCCACTGCGCGCATTAATATCATCCCAGAATTTATTGATGTCGACCAACGCATGTGAAGCAAATTTATTCCACTCGGAATCCATGCGGCCAAAAAACAGCACTTTGTTATTGAGATACGTTTGCGTGGCTTTCTCGTCGCCGTCGAAGGTGTCTTCCACCAGTTTCATGTAATCCTTCAAATTGGTCAGCACTGACTGTGGAATGCCGAGCTTCTGTGAAAGATAAAACTGCGCTTCAGGTCCCTGCTGTTTGTAGAAATCGAGAATATCCGTGACAGCCTTCTTATAATCATCGGCCTTCACATCACCGAGAAGCTTGTGCGCAGCATCCGCGCCCTTGCTGCCCATTTTTTCCAAGTCTTGGAAAAGCGGACTGCCTTCGCGAAAGGCGCGCAGCTCCTGCAGCTTGGTCGACAACCCCCCGATATATTGATCGGCTTGATTGGCGTCGACACCCATCCGCGACATCGCACCGCGCATGCGGCTAATATCGTCGGTCGCAAACTTTGTATTCTGCGCAAAGAATTTTAGTTGGACACGGCTCGTCGCAAAATCATCCAACGCACTCGCGACCTGATGAATGCTGGAGACGATGCCACCGACGCCGAGCAAATCCTTGCCGAAGTCAATAATAGTCTCGCCGACTTCTTTGAAGTGCTTCAAGCCTTCGCGTGCAGAAGCACCAAATCCTTCGTTGGATTTACGCAGCTTGTCGACAGCGCCCGATCCGCCGTCGCCGCTTTCCTTGGCCAGACGGTTCATCTCTTTCAGCTGCTTCGAAATCGCCTGCAGCTGCGGACTGATGCTGTCTTTAAGCCCGATCTCAAATTCGGTTCGCTGATCAACCATTCATTATTCCTCGGGCGGTGGCGTTTGCAATTCGATCAAACGAACCGTCCACTCAAGGTGCCTGTCGATCACCGAAAGAGGTTTGGAAAGAAACACATCAGGGTCGACCGAATAACGTTTCGCTAGTCGATAGCAATCTAGGACGAAATCTTCGACAGGTCGGGTAGGAAAAAACTTGTGACCAGAAGCGCCGCTGTTTCCCAATCCTTTGCCGAGAGTTGCCGGATCGTGGAAGGCGGCACCGCTGCCAACACCGCAAGCATCTGCGTCATTGACTTGGCGTCATAACTAATCTTCGGAGGGTCTTGTGAAAAGTCGACCAGCACAGGACTGCCAACCGTGGAAATATCTCCACCGGTCGGCTCTCTGAATGCCAGCTCCATCGTCTCATCGCCGTTAGCGACGACAGCCTTGGTCAAACGCAGGACCAACAGGTCTGCCGGTTTTCCGTTCATTTCAGCCATGATTAAATCTCGTCGCAGGAAATGCCCTCAAACCGAACCCGTGTCTGGCCTTCACGCGTGTTCAATTCGAGCGCTGAACGACACCACGCTTCACGCAAGACATAGTTCTTGCCGTTAGCGAGTTCGGCGGTGACGGTCGAGTTCACGATTGCCTCGACGGTGTCCATGGACAACGCAGGGTCCAGTGAAACATCACCCTCGATATAAGGGACGCGCGGCATCTCGGAAAAGCCATGGACAAAATCCTGACCAGAGATACCGGCGCGCTCCAGCGAGGATGGCGACACCGTGAAGTTACCGCGTAGCGGATAGATGCCACCGTCGACCTTAAGGAAAGCGGTGCCTGCAATACGTTGCGCCATTTATTCCTCCTGTTGAAGCGAAGCTTGTTCAACCAATCGTTCCGATCTGATTGGTCGACGCGGTGACATCGAGCCCCCGGTCGTACTGCAACCGGAATTGCGCCAGCACGGCAAACAGGCGCAGGCCATTGATCAAGTCAGGCGGATACAGCACATTGACCCGCGTCGGGTCATTGCTATCGCGCTCGACGATCAGATTGGCTTTGAACGCAGTAGCGTTCTCGACCAATCCATTGAACTCATCGATGCGATATTGTGCGACCAGTTCCGCCTTAATCGATGACGGCGTGACGATTGCCTGACCCGGACCGAACTGCGTGCCATCATCAGCGAGCTTGTGACGCGGATACTTGCTGGTGATCGCAGCCTTCTGATTGCGCAACAGTGCAGCCAGTGTCGCAAGCGTCGTCGCGTCGGTGTAGGCATCATCCGGCATGCCGTAGAGATTGAGCTGATACATCGTCGTTTCACGAGCGATCATCGGCACGTTGTCGGACTCAGTGCGTTGCGTCGCCATTCCCGTAAGCGAGAGCGCATTCAGCTCGCTCATGATAAAACGGTCGTGCAACCGAGCAGGCAAAATGCTGCTGAGCTGCAAGGACTGCAACGGACGCGCAGGATCATTGGTATAACCACGCGCAGCTTTAGCCGTGTAGGTCGCAGCCCATTCATAGACTGGCGATGGCGACAACGGCTCGATTGCCAGTGTAGAAACCTGCGGAGAATTGCGCGTTGCGCCGAACGCAAGACACGACGAATAAAGCCCGCGATACGCGCTCCAGATCGAGCCGAATTTCTGTCGCATCCAACCCCAACGTCCGGAGTCAGTGAAACCAAACTCGGTCTCCCATGCGAGCAACGACGTGCTGTCTGTGAACGGCATGCAGACAAACTCAGCCGCCGCTTCGCCGAGATTGCTGATCGCGTTGGTGAACACCGGAACGCCAGCGCCGCCCGTGAGCTGCGGCCCGCTGTAGGTCAACGTCATGCCGATTGGCATCTGTTCGCCACCCGGCCCGTTATAATAAGTGTCCTGCATTGTGATGTCGTTTGCAGAACTGCCCTTCCACCGCGAAGTCAGGGTGACAACCGCCGCAGCAGCTGTAGCCGCCACAGGCAGATTGGGAAGCGCATTCACCGCAGCCGCGAGATTGGCGGCAACTTCATCGGCCGTATCATTCGAAGCGACGACGACCGGCACATGCTGACCAGCAATATAAAGGTCAAGCTGCCCCGCCTGCGTCGGTGGTGTCGCTACCGTAATCGAACCAGTTGCTACGGTGGCACCGACCGCTTCAGCCACCGGCAAGCACCAGACTTCCTGCGATGCGTTGTTCTTGAAGAACGCCGCACAGATCGCAGCAAGATGCGACCCTAAACCAAACAAACTGTTGGCCAGCGCGGCTGACTGACACGGCACCGGGACATCCGGTGTCGCAGTGCCAATCGGCAACATGATGCCAACCAAAAGCGCAGGCAGGGGAAAGATCGGAAGTCCAGCCATGCTTGGATCAACCTCGACCCAATAGAGCGGCTGCCGCCAGTTCGAAGGAATGTTCGAAAACGAGATAGGCATGGTGACCTCCTAGATAGAAACCCGGTCGTCAGGCGTGATTGCTGTCGTCCCGTTGCTGTTTCTTGGGATTGGGATGCGGATGCTGCTCGACGTGGCGTCCTCGACTTTCCACACCGGGGTCCGTCGTCGTTACGTCGCCGTCACGAATGCGCCGATGCGTGAAGCTGTCATCAGGCCAATTGGCCGACTTCGCCGGATCAATGAAACCTGTCTTCGTGATCGGATGAGTAAGCAGCTTGGCCATAGCTGCATCCTTGGCCCAAACCTGAACCATGACGTTCTCCAGTTGTTGTGTGCAGTTGTTGTGCTGTTACGCGAGCAGCGCGATGTCAGCTCTGATCAAGATCGTAAACAGAGATGACATGCGTGTTGTCGGTGTCGCCGGGAGGATGCACCGTCTCGACGTGAATGCTTTCGAGCATGTCTTCGACAAGCGGTTCGTATTCGATGGCACCAAGATCGCAATGCAGTTCAGCACGCAGCTCGGCATAAGGCGTTTCATTGCTCTGCATGCCGACGATGCCGTAAAAATGCTGGCGCGACGCACGTACATAAGCCTGAATGCGTGCATCTGGATTATTGCGCAGCGTCGCGTCGCGCAACAATCCATTGAAGATGCACTGATAGGCATCGTCGAGCCGGTACTCCATCGAATCCGGATCGTTGTTTTTGATCATCACCGAGAAGCCGATACGCACCACCGAGTGAAATCGTGTTTCACCGATATCGGCATCACCATCCGGTAACAGCATCTCGCCCATGAAATAAACCGAGCAGTACGGCATCTTATCAGGCACGACCTTGAGTGCGTGACTGCGCGAAAACGTCCAGCCGTTGAAAAACTGCATCGCCTGCAATCGCGACAGCATGCCGTCACGCACCAGAAAACCATAGGAGCGCGTGATCGTTCTGACTGGCGGTATCTTGCCGTGAATGCGGAGCTGAGCAGTTTGCGATGTCATGGCGCAGGCGGTCCCCACCGCCGCAACGTCAATGTCGTTTCGCCGCCGCCATTACGTTCGGTGGCGTTGATCTCCCACCAGCCTTCCAATGGCATGCCGTCAGCACCGAAGTTGCCGGGATCAGCGCCGATATAAATGCGATCCTGCTGAACCGGCAGCACTGCGAACTCGCGCTCCAGAATATCGAGAATGGTGCGCTGCTCAGTTACGTCAGAGCCGTCCATTGCTATGATATCAATCGACACGGTGCCGAAAATTCCGCGACCGTTATATGGCGTAGCTGTCGGCTGACTTTTGACAGGATAAAACGTCACCGGCCGCGCCCAGAAATTATAATTCGGCAGATACATCATCGTTGAATAATCAACGCCCATGGATCATGCCTCGTCGAAAATATCGTTGAACTGCCGCTTCAAGCCTTCAGTCGGATCAAGTGCCGCCTTATCAGGCGACTTTTGAATGACAAACCGCTTGGTGCCTTGCTTGCGCCGCTTGATCTTGGCGAACTTTCTCAAGCGTTGTCGCCGCTGTCCTTCGTGATGGCTCTTCACTTGCTTCATCACGGCAGCGCCAAAGTCCGCGCCCTTGTCTTCCATCTTCTTGGCCCAGTCGAGCAGATCACCAGTGTCGACCGTAAGACCAACCATCAGCAAAGTATCCGCACATAGTGCATCAGCAGATTGTTTGCCGCCGTGCTCTGCCACTCACCAGTCTTGAGACCAGCTGCCTTAAGCGCAATGGCGTTCGGATCAAAAAACACAACGCGGCTTTCCTTATGGGTCAACGCGCGAATGCCTGCCGTTTGCGCCCGCATTGCAGCGATCCGCTCATCACGAATAAAAATCAGTGTTGCCTGCTTCAGCGCTGGCGGTGCCTCTTCAGGCAAATCATAACCGCCTGTATAGGTCACGACGATTGGTTCAGAACGACTGCTGAACAATTCGATCTTGCCAGACTTAAGTTCGATTTCATACGTGCTCGGATCAAGCACGGTGCCGCGCGGACATTCGACCGATGCCACGTCGGCTTCATCTGCGATGGGATAATGACTGACGAAGTAGCGGTTCGGCTGAAGACATCTGATTGTTTCGCGCATTGTCTCCTTGGCAAATACGCGATTGCACAACGTGGCTACAACATCCGAATACGTCGTGATCAACATCTGGATCGACGCATCTTCATCATCGTCAGTGATGTTGAGCAGGAGCTTTGCTTCGTCCAGCGTCAAGAGATCGAAATTATCAGCCGGTTCAAGCGTCTTGAGGATGATGTCAACCATCGCTTTCCTCGTGATACTGTAGGAAGAAGCCGCGACAATTCACAGCGACTTGCTTCCCATCCGACATAAAGAGCGTCATCGTGTAGGTCTTGCGATCAATCTCCCCGCGAACAAGCGCCGCACCGGGCAGGCCACGCTCACCCACTTCGCCGCGCTCGCCCTTCGGTCCCGGCTTGCCAGCCCGACCCGCCGACGCAATCAGCTGCCAACCGTCACCGGGACATTCACCGGGATCATCCCGACGTGCGATAAAGCTCGATCCATTGAGTGCAACAATGTTCAGCGCAGCGTAGTGCTCCGCCAGATCAAAAGTGCCGCGCACAACAGGGAAAACAGCGGCACGGCCAGCAGCAGCAATGCACACCCAGTCTCGGTGTGGCGGCTTCTGCGCGGTGTCCTTCTTCGCTTGCCATGTTGCGCCGTCACAAACCACGACATCGCCGTGATAAGAAATCTCATCAACGACCCAGTCGCGAACCATCGGCAACTCGCCGAGTTCACCCTTTTCACCACGCTCGCCACGTTCACCCGGCAGACCTTGCTCGCCCTGCAGGCCGCGCTCGCCTTGCGGACCTAAGTCACCCCGCGCGCCGATGTCTCCCTGTACGCCTTTTTCGCCTTGCGACCCACGCTCGCCCGCTTCACCGCGCTCGCCTTGCTCGCCGCGCTCACCTTGTTCACCTGCTTCGCCTTTTTCGCCAGCGTCGCCTTTTTCGCCTTTTTCACCTTGGTCTCCTTTGTCACCCTGCTCACCACGTTCGCCCCGCTCACCAGCAATGCCTATTCCTGATGGCCCTTGCTCACCGCGCTCGCCTTGGGGACCGGCTTCGCCGCGTTCGCCTTGCGCGCCGCTCTCTCCCTGTCCGCCGCGTTCGCCGCGTTCTCCCTGCGCACCGACTTGGCCTTGCTCGCCGCGTTCTCCTTGCTGCCCCGTTGCACCGTCATGACCACGCTCACCATCCTTCAACTCCTTTAACCGCGCGTCGACCATGTCGCGCATTTCGACACGCCATTTCATGGCTTCGACTTCAAGCTTGGCAATTAAAGTCAAGGCATGCGCTTGTGCTTCTCTGAACTGCGTGAGCAGGTGTTCGCGCTCACGGTCCCATTCTGCGCGCTGCCGAATAAGAGCTTGGCCTAATGCCTCGCCAAGCGTCTCATGCCACGCTTCAAGAAGAGTGTCGTCGCATGGCACGGTCGGCGCTTTTGAGGATATTTCTGACACCGCGTCGAGTGACATCGCCATTGCCTTTGTCGGACATTTCGGGTGCAGGTGATGGAGCTTGCGGTGCTGGCGCAGCTGGGATTTTGCCTGCAGCACTCAGTGGAACGACTTGCTGTTGCACGCGCGGTTCATCACCGAACGGTGCATCAGGCAACCCTTCGGTGTTACGCGCTTCGTTCGGGGCAAAAATGCCGCCTTGAACACCACGCGCCAACGCTTCGATCCGATCCTTCATCGCCGAGCGCAACAGCGCAGCGGTATCGAACTCGACATATTCGTCTGGCTGGCCTTTCAGCATGAACAACACGCCGATAGCTTCCTCGACGTGATTGAGACAGAAACCTAAACCCGATGCGATCCAACTCTGCATCAACAGTTCGGTTGAATTATAAGCGCCGTGCCCCATGCCGAGTATTTGCAGCGGGATACGAAACGCGAGCGCGATATGCTCATCCGCCAGTTTCAACATC